TTTGCTTTGTTATATCCATCGTATGTCATTTGCAGGAAGCTATCAAAGTGCACAATCGTGCCAGAAAGCCATATCCAGCCTTCCTTACCCGGGGATTCTTCCAAAGCCGGATAAATCGTTGATACCACCCACCTCTTGATGTCTGCACGTCTTTCAGGTGTCCTTGTGTTTAGTTCTGATTCAAAGTCATCAAGAATGATGCCAGTGTATCGAACATCTACTTCAGCCCTACCACGAAGTCTTTGGCTGGTACCTTTGGCTATAATCCTATCACCTTTGGGAGTAACTAAGTCCTTTTCAGTCCATCTTTTTCCTACTGAGCCTCCATCCATATTACCAAAGTAGTATTTAATTGTCTTGTTCATCTCTAGATGATGTCTGATATATTTTAGGTGGTCAATGGATTGCCCTTGTTCTTCTGATACCCATGCTATAAAGTTTTGTGTATCCTCGCCTGAAAAGCAAAGTTTATGAAGGATAGCAGATTTAGAAAGGATAGATTTACCAAAACCCCTTGGAAGTATGATACAGATACGCTCACCGGGCTTGGTTGATATTAATTTTTTAGATACATCGTAGTGATATGCAGGGGATGTGCTTTTATTTAAGAAGTCATTAGGTAGGAAAGCTCTACCAAAGTAAACAAGGTCATTGTATGCTTTGTACAATACCTCATCTTTTCTTGCCATTTCTTCTGGCGAAGGGTTAATGTTAAAACTATTTTTTTGCTTTAGCTCTTCTATACCCACCCTTGGGTCCTAATCTTTTCTTTTCTTCCATATTTAAAGCAATAGCAACCGCTTGATACATAGGATATCCTTCGTCAACTAACTTAGATATCTTTTTGTTTACTCTTCTATTACGAGGCTTAGACATTACCACTTAACTTTATCTGCCCAGAATGCTGCAGACATTTTGCCCTTTGCTATATTTTTTCTATGACGTGCTTTGAATGACTTTCTTTTCATAGTAGTAGCACGTGATTCACCCTTTTTAGGCTTACCAGCGGTCTTGGCACCTTGCTGTCCAAAGCGTATGGTCTTAATCTTGTCACCTTCTTTAGCAACCACTATGTGTGATTTGGTGGGATGACCGGGTGTTCTCTTGGGTTTGTTAAATCCAGTTACCCCTGCTCTTGCAAGTCTAGGGTCTTTTTTTCTTGCCATGTGATTTCCTTATCGCTACTTTACCTGCTTTAGCTATATTAGCCTGAGTTGTTTTACCAGCTACCTTTGCCCTTTGCTCCATAACTGTTAATATTTGAATCTTTCTAGCAAATGGCTTCTTAATGCGCTTTACTTTTGCTACGGTAGCTCTAGCATCAGCTGGGGTAGCATATTTGATTCTAACGGTATCCTTGGGGTTCTCATCGGTATATAGTCTACGACCTGTACCCTTTGGTTTCTTACCGGTGCCCTTTTTAGGGTCTTTTCTTTTTCTCATCGCTTTTTGCGTCTGGTCGTAGTCTTTTTCTTTTTACCACCACGAATAAGGTCTGAATCTGCTTTTCTTGCACCACCCTTGCCAGTTGCAAAGCTTCTAACTCTACCAGCAGCCCATTGATGTGCGGAAACACCGGGTCTACTACCCTGCGAATAGTACGCCCCCAAACCACGAGAGTAGACCTTGTTTAGGGTAGACTTAGATATGCCTGAGCTTTTAGAATATTTTGCTACGACCCCAGCTTTACCGCTTGGAGTTTTTGCTTTTGGTCTTGCGCTTTTTCTTTTTGCGGGCACTTTGACTCCTTTCTTTAGATATTCTGTCCATCATGGCTGGAGTTAGTCGACCAGCAGCATACAGCTTTCTAGTCTCAATAATCTCAGATTCTTGGGCAGAAGGGCTTTTAGCACCTCTAACGTACTTTTTGGGTACGCCTCTTTTAGTCTTAGGTACCTTTTTAAATTTTCTAGCCATTACTTTTTAGCTTTGTGTACTTTTTGTACTTCAAAAGAAGCGGTAAGGCTTGCACCTTTGTGTGCCTTGAACTTCCCAGTATGCTTCATAAGTTTATATTGATTCTTGCCGTGTTTCATCCAATGATGACCAGCAGGGGCTTTTACTCTTTTAACTGCCATATTGTACCTCTAATCGTATGTTATAGGTTATATTACCCCATTTAACTTGTTTAGGGTAATCCCAGTATCTATTGAGAAGCACTTTCTTCTAATAGTCCGGTTTCAAATGCTTTTAACTTATCCCTAGAAAAACCTTTGAACTCTTGTATCAATGCTAGTGACTCTGTTTTCTTTTCTTTAGATAGTAGACCTGATATCTTCATTAATGTTTCTAGTGCTCTTAGTCTATCAGAATCCTTGGCATCTCTTTTTTCTACTATGTCTTTTGCTTGTTCTAGTAAATATGTTTTACTGATACCTAGTTCATCTAATATTTGTTCTACTTCTTTATTGACCAATGTCCTAATCCTCTTTTGTTTTAATAGTACTCTTGATTTTTGATGGGCATAATCTTTATTGTTAGTGTCAAATGAATGTAAATAAGCATCAGTTACATCTACACCTTGAGCAACTAGCTTTGCAAAGTATTTTTCTTTATGGGTAGTAAACTTTTTCTTTAGGTTTCCAAATCTATATATGTCTTTCTTTGGTTCACCTGACATTGGTGTGTTACTATTAGTAAAGAATGTTCCTAATAATGTTCTAACACCTTCTTTTTTCTTTTTACTATCTTTGTTTACAGTAATCTTTTTTAATATAGATAACACTTTGCCATCATCGCTAATGGTCCATTCACCTTCTTCTGCAGTGCGCCAGTCAGTGTTAATCTTTTCTTTGGGGTATTTTTTGCGAAACTCTTCCTCATTATCAAATAAATGATAATCCACGCCTTTGATTGTCTTAAGATACATTATGCCTTAGCTTCAATCTCAGGGTTAGGACCAGTAACAAAGTCTATTAATACCGGGGTATCCATCTCATCTATGACCATTAATATTTCCATCATGTATTGGTGGTCACCAGTATCAATGAACTTCTTTGATAGGCTTTTTAGATAATCTATCGCAGGTCCTAAATCAAGTACTTCTATACGAGGTTCTAATTCCATGGCGGTAATATAATCATAGAATATAGTATTCAACAAGTAATTAAAATAAGTGTTGACAAGTATAGTGTTTTTACTATAAATTTCAACTGTTGGTTGAGAGGAACAATAATATATTAATATATTAATATTATATTATTAATATTAAATAATATTATTAATATTAGATTGATAGTTAATATTATAATATTTTAATATTTTAATATATTACCGCATTTTACCGCCGCAGGCAATCCAACCTAAATCTCAAAAAAAATCCAAAAAAAATATTTTACTATGTGTGTCTTTCTTTTTTTATGTCGACGCCACCCCCTGCAGCTTTTTCGTTGAAAAAAAGTTAGGTTGAGATTTTTGGAACCAGTTTAAATATATTAAAATTATTTTATTTATTTGGGAACAAAATAATTTCTTAATCATTTAAAACATATAACAATAACTAGGAGATTAAATGAGTAAATCACAAATAGAAAATATATTATCAGATTCTCTAAACAAAATGTATTATAATGATGTTAAAGTATTAGAACGTACAATACATAATTTAGAAGATAAAATTCAAGAGTCTGATGAAACTCTTTTGGATTTATATGGAGAGTTAAACCAAACTAACATTCATAGTAATAAATACCATAGCTTAGAAAATAAAATCAACAAGCTAGAGAAACGTATTGAACACTTTGAAGAAAGTTTAAACGAATATCAACACGACTTAATTAATGCTAAAAATTTATTTTAATTAAGTTAAACAACCAGGGGGGCGAAAGCCCCCCACAACCTAGGAAAGGAAATAAAAATCCTATGGAAATACTAAACAAACTAAAAAACATACAATCACAAATCGAGACTGCAAATCAAAGTGCTTATGATTCTAAACAGGAGATTGAAAGCTTAGAATATAACCTTAGTCAAGCTGGAGATTATATCAGCGACACTTCAAACCTCCTTGAAGACATATCTATTGATATAGACGATATGAGGGAACATTTAAACACGCTAGAAAGTAAAGTAATAACTAAGGCAGTTATACAGCTTGTTAATATGTTGCCCGAGCTTGATAGAGATTACACTATCGTAAAGGTTACAGAACACTTCCAAACTAAAAAGGAAGAAACTGCAACAGAAGAAGCAACAGAAGAAAACTAATTAACCAAGGGGGGCGAAAGCCCCCCGCAACCTAAGAAAGGAAATACAATGGTTAAAACTAACGACTTAAAAAAAGGTACTGAAATAATGTCAGTACAATTAGGATTCCCAGTTAAAGGAGTAATGGCTGATAATAAGAAAGGCAATACAAGGCTTGTAGACGTTAAAGGTTCATCAATAGGAATGTTTGACGAAATAGGCAGTGTGTATGCTCACGATATTGTTAAAGCTAGGATTAATGGTAATTGGGTATCAGTACAGCACACTAAAGAACAAATAGCTCATAAAAAGCTAGTCGATACTCTTTTTTAATAAGTCTAACTGATGAGCCTTTAATAGGCGAAAGCAAGGAGATCAGCGAAGCTGATTCCTTGCTCTTAGGCAGTACAGGAAGTTTTTTGACAATAAATAACACGAAAGGGTAATCTTATGATTAACAGAATAGCAAACAGGGACGCTAGAAAGTATGTATATCAAACTATAGCGTTTAAGGCTAACAATCTAATGGCTGAATGGGATGATGACAATGAGGGCTCTAACACGCCTTACGTAGTTTATAGCTACGGGAGGCACTTCCCGCTATTTATTTACCTAGGTAATACATGGTATGAGAACAAAGATAAATACTCAACCTCAACATCTAGACATAAAAGCCAATGCCACCCCGGATTAGATACAATCAAGCTAACAACTGACGAAATGCAGGAGTTACTTGTAAACAACACGTTAGAACGTATCGAGAATAGTTAACCTCTCCTAGGGTAGACCTGAGCAAGTCTATAAACTGCTCATTTTTTTTGTCTACTATTTTTTAATATAACATTCACGTAAGTACTTTTATTAAAATACATTCACGTAAGTAGATTCACGTAACTATTTTAAAAAGATAATTCACGTAAATAGTTTTATATAGGGGAAATTCACGTAAATACTATATTTTTAATATATTAATTCACGTAGGCATTAATATTAAAGTATTATTGATTATATATATAAATTAAAGTAAGTCTTAAAATAATATTAATAAAATATTACGGCGTATACTATTACACGCTCTATACCACAGATTAAAAAAAATATTATTTATTTTGAAACTTTTATTGAACTACTGCATTAAATATATATAACAAAAAAAAGGAATACAAAATGACTATTTACGAAATAAAAAGAAGAACAAAAAAAACAAGCCCCTACTTTTTTAGTAAAGATACGCTAAGATTTTTTGGTCAACGTATGAGAGATTTTAAAGTAACAAAAATAAACAATGATATTTACCATATTAACGCCCCTATGTATGATTTTAATGGAACATATATGGGTGATACTAATAGGTATTTTTATCCATCAACGAACAAATTATCTTTATTAAAGGTAGATTTAAATAAAAGGAAATAAAATGTATTTATCAAAATATTATCAAAATAGTAAATCAATATTAAAATTAGATGAAAAAGATTATGTTACCAATATATATGAAAAAAATGGTTATTGGTACGCATTGCACGATATGTCATACACGATATTTGAACACGTATCCGAGTACGCTAGATTAAAATATGAAGTAACGAATGCTGGAATGGGACATTATAAATGGGAAATAAAAGGACTTGAAACAGGATTAAAGACTACAAGCAGTAGCAAAAGGGGTGCCAAGGATATTATCCATGCCGACGCTAAGAAATTTTTAGAAAAAATAATGGAACTTTCATTATAATAAAACGTTTAAAAATAAAAACAAGGAAATACTAAAATGAGTTTATTAAGTGACCCTACTACAAATTATAAAGCATATAAGAATAAAAAATTACAAATCGATACTTACTTTTTAAGTTTAGCTCAATCCGATTTAAGTGGATACAATACTTGCCCCATGGCAAATAAATTTATAGCTAAAGAGAATAACCCTAAAAAATCTAATTGCTCTCATGTATGTGTAGGTAGTAGGGGTAACGCTCAAATATTCCCTGATATTATGCAAGCAAGAATAAAAAAGACTATAAGATTTTTTGAGGATAGGCAAAATTTTATGAACGAATTGGTTACAGAAATAGCTAAAGCAATAATTAAAAGCGATAAAAAAGGTATCAAGCCAACGTTTAGATTGAATAGCTATAGCGATATTAGATGGGAATCTATAAAGATTGACAAATTTGGGGGAAATACTATATATGAATTATTCCCTAATGTAGAATTTTATGACTACACTAAACTAGAAAACAGAAATACACCTAATGGATATCATACAACTTATTCTCATTGGGGCGATTGGGACGCCACTAAAAGAGCAATGGCAAGGGGTCAAAATGTGGCGATGGTATTTGATAAACGTGACGAACTACCCAAAACGTTTATGGGTAGGGTAGTGGTCGACGGAGACAAAACAGACTTAAGAACACCTCAAAACGACGGCAAAAACGTTATCGTAGGATTGAGAGCCAAAATGAGTAAAGCCAAAATTGATGAGATGTTAAAAGAAAAAAATACTTTTATCGTAAAATGTTAAACAAACATAAGGAAATACTAACAATGAATAAAGCTGAACAAACTAAAAATAAATATCTTAAAAGTATCTACTCAGTAATTCAAACAGAATTAAAAGAAATGATTGAACAAGCTGAGAAAAAGCCATACACTACCCAAAATAATTATGGCGAGTATATGAAGTTATTGACCACATTAAAAAGTCAACTAGGGTTAGATAATTCATCACAATTACTAGCAATGGCAGGGGGAAACAAGCAAGGTATCCTAGACGCTAGGAAAATATTAAAAGGAAGTGAGGTGCAACGATGCAAATAGAAAAAAGAATAAAAAGTTACGGCGATATAGAGTCATTGAACAAAACCGAATCTCACGAAATAATAAGAGCTTTATTAGAATATATTAAGCCCGATGCGACCATTCAACCCAAGCCAGAGGACTTAATGAAAAAGCATTGCGACTTAATAAATCATCATTTGTATTGGATAAATCAAGTAAATCTAAAGCAGAGAAGTGAGGTGTAACTATGAGAGAGCAAAGCGAATGTTGTGGTGCAGAGATTATCTTAACCGATATATGCTCTAAATGTAAAGAGCATTGCGATAAAAAAAGTTTGGAACAAATAAATAATTAACACGTTAAAACAATAAACAAAGGAAATACAATGCAAATAACAACTTGTGATAAATGCGACGTAGTAGTAGACCATTCAAAGGATGAGCGTAGGTTCAAGCCACATAATATTGTAGATGATAAAGTGATATGCGAGGATTGTGACACGTGGGCAGGCACAGGATATACTGAGCTAGTTCATTGGAAATTTGATGATAGCCCTATATTCGAAGGCTTTACCGATGGTTCAACGTGGAATGGGTGGGCGAATATTCAAGTTAATAAAGAGCAATTTAAAAAAGTGCAAGTGTGGCTCATATACGATATGGGTATGAAAGGGTACAAAGAGTTTATGAAAGAGTACAAGGTTAAGGTTGATGAGAATAGATATTCATTCGCCTATGGATGTACTGCCAAGATTCTGAGCAACAAGGATGCGATTATTGGCAACATATACGATGACTTATTCCCATGGATAAACGATGGTATCTCCGAGATACAGAAGAAATTTGGCATGGATAATGGAGATGTATCGCCGAGCCTAGACATGGAGTTTAGAGAGGTGTACGAAAGACTAGCCGAATGCGTATACAAGCAACTACAAGAAAATAATAAAATAGAAAGCGAGGTAAGGTAATGGAAGACAAAGTTAAAGAAGTTACTGCTGAAATAGAAAATTTCTTATTATGGTATTATCATAAAAATTACGATGAATCAACAGGTAAGGTAAGAGAAATATATGATGCGATTGACCATTATGTTGATGAAGTAATGGACTTAGAAAGCGAGGTAGTGTGATGCACAAGTGGGTAAAAAACTTAACCAAAGAACAATTATTAAATAGAGATAATTTTATAATCCAACCTATATATGGTTATGAAGATGATAACGGAAATAAAGTACACGACTTTGAAGAGATGCGAAGAGAGTTTGAACAAAGATTATCAGAGCTAGAAAGCGAGGTAAATAATGGGTAGATACTATAATGGAGATGTACAGGGTAAATGGTGGTTTGGCGTACAATCCTCAGATACTCCACAAAAATTCGGAGGGTATGAGACGCATATAGATTACACAATATCCTACGATGATACGTTTAAGAATAGAATGGAGTGCATAGAGAATGACTTGGGAGATAGGTTACCGATTCTAGAAAGGTTCTTTAAGGAAGAAGGATACTACGACAACGAAAAGCTATATAACTATATATCTAAAGAGATTGATGACTATGAACTTGAGTGGGTAAGTAAAGACGTTCAAGACTATGCAGATTATTGCTTTGGAAAAGAAGTGCTAGAACATTTCAAAGAGAGTGGCGAAGATTATTGCAATGTTTGTTCGGAGTTATGATGGTAGCATTTAAAAGGTCGTATTATTCTATTGGACACTTAGCTATACCATTATTGATTGTTTGGTATCTAATACCGGCAATGTGATGAAGAAGATATTACACTTGTGTGCCGACATAGGTAGCGATTCAAAGCCATACGAGGAGAATGGATACGAAGTTATAAGGATTGGCAAGGATATTGGTGTAGAGAATTACCATCCACCAAACGATATATACGGAATCATTGCTAACCCCCCTTGTACAGAGTTTAGTTTCGCCAAGACCAACTCAAAGATACCTAGAGATTTAGAGAAAGGTATGTTCTTGGTCAAAGAATGTTTGCGAATAATATGGGAATGTCAATATGAGATACCATACGAGACGGCTAAAAAGACAACGCTAAAGTTTTGGATGCTAGAAAACCCCTTTGGATTTTTACGTAGATTCTTAGGACATCCTACGTTAGTTTATCAACCATACGAATATGGAGATAACTACAAAAAGAAAACGTGTGTATGGGGATTCTTTAACATACCAAAGAAGAATCCTATCGAGTGTACGATGCCAAAGTTTGACAAGTTAAAGACCAAGCAAATACATTACGAGGGATACGAACATTTAACTAGGCAAGAGCGTAGAAGTATATCGTCCCCAAGTTTTGTAAAAGCATTTTATGAGGCTAATAAATAATGCTACGTGAGAAGATACATCAACTAAGAGGCGAGGGATATAGCTACAATGCTATTTCTAAGCTCTTAAAGTGCTCAAAATCAACGATTAATTATCATTTGGTACTTGGTGCCAAGCAAAAGATTATAGCTCGAAATAAGCGATATAAGTGGAAGAAGAAAGTTACTGAATATAATCTTGGTTTACGTGAAAGATACGAATGGAAGTATGATTATCTATTGAACAAGCAATGCGTAGTATGTGGCGAGAGTAATCCATTGACATTGCAATTCGACCATAGAAGTAAATATATTAAGACGGATAACATGGCAAATCTTTTTCGGAACAAAATAACAATTAA